TCAGTGTGGCCGCCCGCTTCGATCGACCAGGACAAAAGTTGATCGCTCGATACGATCCACGCTCTCCGCCATCTTTTTGACAGCCGCCGAGATCTCTTCCAGAGCATCTGCCGCACGCACCTCAGCTTCGGTCTCGGGTCGGATAGCCTGCTGGACGATGCTGGCAGCCGAGGGGCTTGAGGGTGCTTTGCCCCTGACGAGCACTGCGGTAATCACGGCGGCAAGGGCGGAGCCGAAGGCGACCACCAGCTCCGGCGACAGGGCATTCTTCAGAAACTCAAACATGAAGGCGTCTTGCCGTTTTGCTGGAGATGTTGATCAGGCAATAGGCTGACCAGAAAGCCAGTATGCCATATTGGCAGGATGCCAGGCTGAGGCCACCGGAGACGACAAAACCCGTTGTCAAAGCGGTAAAGGACCAGACGCCGAAGATCGCGCCGGTGGCGCGTATCGCCGGGGACCGGCGCCAGCGGCCATTGATCACCACAGCCGCGAGCTGCGCCAGTCCGAAGGCCGTGAAGAGGACAGCCCAGGCAGATTCTGGCAGCAGGTCGAAGGCGCGGTATGCATCTGCCGTCATCATGTCCCCCGGCAAGGCCAGCGTGACGCCCCGCGCAAGGCTTACGCTGCCCAGGACAATTTCAGTGAGGCGGGTGTCGAGGTGCCAGATCCACAGCAGAAGCGGTTTCATGATCAGACAGAGATCCCACGTGCGTCTAGGATGATCGCTAGCCAGTCATTCATCAAGGTCAACTGTTCATCGGAAATCTTTCGGTCATACAAGATCGCCGCATAGTGGCGCGCCTGCCCTGCAAACTGGCTATTGTACGCGCTCCCAATGCGGATTGGCCCACCGAGGTCTGCTGGGTTCAGCGCTGGCTTATTTGTTCCAGACGCGCCCGTCGTGATATTCGTGACGCTCCGTGTCCTGTCGATCTGATCTACGCGGCCCGAAATAATATAGTCTGCGCCGATGGCGAAACCCGGAGCGCCGGTGTTTGCCTGCGCTGCTGTGCTCGTGCCAGCCGCGTCAAAAGCCTGCGTAAATTGAGCCGAGACCAAACCATCAGCCACGGTATTCTCAGAGAGGATAAGATTTCCGCCGATTGTCTGTCCGCCATAGCTCTGGCTATTCGACCAGTAATTGCTGATCAGGGCTGCGGTGGTATCTGTCAGCGGGCGGCAGGCAGAGATCCAAGTGAGATCCTCGCTATGTGCAATCGCGGTTTGGATATATGCCGTGCTGTTGCCTGTCAGGTCAAGATAGCTCTCCCCAATGGCAGGTGAACCTATGACGGAGGCATCAGTCACCCCCGTGGCAAGGTTTCGCACTGACTGAGCAAGCGTACCGCCAAAAATAAAAACACCTACAAGACCGTCAGTGACTGGCGGATTGATTTTTCGCGCAGTTGCCAAGCCATTCGCGCGCGTGTGTTTGATAAAAGTCGTCATGTCAGAACTCCATGTCTTTGGGTAGCGATCCGGGGACGAGGATGCCTCGGTCGATAATGATGTCCATTGCCGCGCCGATATTTTGCCCCGGGCTGCTGATCTGTATGTGCGTCGCGTCAGCCGGGATCAGCGCGGACTGGCACATCCAAAGCCAGCCGCCGCGACCATTGGTGTTTGTGACACTCCAACCCCGCGATGATGAGCCGTATGTCGCTCCGCCGTCGCTCGATGATTTGATGTCTGTTCCGGCGACACCGGATGTTGTCGCGGTCGGTATCCAAGCCCGGAAAGCTGCCGTCACATAGCGGCCTCGCAGAGCCCGGACTTTGTCGCCTGTCATCGTCTGACGCAGCTGCGCGCCTGTTGCCGTGTTGTTTGTGAGCCGCGCGGAAATGGCAGCGGTTTCATATATGGTCGTCTCCTCGGCAGATGTGCAGTTGACCAACTCCCAATCGTCAGGGACCGATGCTGTCCAGTCTGACAAAAGACCATTGCTCAGGAGATTGCGCACTCGATCATAGAGCGTCGGATCACGCGCCTGAGAGAGGCTGATCTGGTTGCTGATAAGCGGTGCGATCAGGGTCTGGACAATCTCATCATCGCCGCCGCCTTCGATAACAGAGGGGTGTATCGGGTCCGTTCCATCGTCGTCATACCAGGCAGGCGGCTTACCCGCCTGCTGGAACAAGCTGAAAGCATCGACAAGCGACCAGCCCATCGACCGCGCAGCAAACTGCGCGCCGAGGCTGCGATTTGTGCCCTGAGTATTGTCCAGCCGTGGATTCTGCGCGACGATACTGACGCCTGCATAGGGGTGACGCATCGCGATCTGCTGCCCGCCTCCGATCAGGATGGCGGCGTGCACTTCCGGCGTCCAATTGTGGTCATGATTGTGACCGTGGTTGATGATCAGCCAGTCGGCTGCGGTCTGACCATACGCCGCATCGAAATGCTCGCCGTGCAGGTAATAAAGCTGCCGCCCAGCGACGGCGGCATTCCAGATCGTGCAGGTCGCGCCGCCCGATCCAGCGTAAACGACGATAGCCGTCGCGTAGTTTTTCGCACTGTCGTCCCACGCGCGATATTCTACCCGCACGCTTCCATCCCACGCGGCGATCGCATCAGAGATCTTATAGACCCAGCGATCTGTCCCGGCACCGGTACTGTCAGAGCAAACGAGGATATTTGCATTCTGATCCCCGGCCAACTTGCGCAGCAATCCATAGGTTGCATTTGGCTGAGCGGTCAGAACGGCAGGCTCAGATCCCCCGCCCGATGCGTCGGCTGGATTTTCCGGGTACTCTTGCAGGACAACCCCGAATTTATCGATGTGGACCACCCGTCCATCTTCAATGCCGTCGTCATAAACCTCGTAGAGCGGAGTGCGGATTCCGTCAGTGCCGAAGTATACCTCAAGCACGTCGTAGCTTCCGTCTCCTTGAATATAGCCCTGAACATACCCGTTCTGGTCTTCGAAACCGACCATCTCAGTACCGTCGGCAGAGTCGATCAGAGCGCTGCGGACATCAATTTCACTCGCGAGATCGGCAGCGTCAGCTTTGGCAACAAGCGCGGCAACAGACGGGACGGTCTCAATGAGCACGGCGGAACCTGCCTCGTTGCGATAACGGTAGAACGCAACGTCCAGATCGTTAGAAACAAGGCGGAACTCCTGTCCCGTCGATGTTGCCGCAATCCCTTCCGCTGTCGTATCAACAGATGGACGGGCATCATTTGACTCGGCCTCAAGGATTGTCGTGCGGGTGTCGAGCGCATCCGTCACATCCGTCCCCACCTTGGCCGCCAGAGCCTCTGCCAAGGGTCCTGCAGCCGCGATACGCGTGGAAAGCAGGTCCACAGCAACGCGACCCACTGTATTATCGCTGTGGCCCAACAGGTCATCGACGGCGTCAAGGTATGATTTGTCGACAGTTCTCTCACCAGAGGCAGCCATTCTAATTCTCCTGTTTCAACGGGGATCGCAGCGCCCATGCGGGTGCGCGGATGATTTCGGGGGTTTGGGGGATGGGCGCCGTCACAAGATCTCTGCCGCATAGGGTCCGGAGAGCGCGCCAGGCACACCTTCAACTGAGACAGGCTCTGCAAAATACGTGTAGCTTCCGGCATTGATGCAGCCCGATGTCTCGACAAACAAGACTGCGTCATCGACGAGCAGCTCTGCGGTGATGCTCGCCAGCCAGCCAAAGGCCGCGTTGCCGAATACAGCCTCAATACGGTCAGTAAACGTACCCGTTGATGTGACGCTGTTGCCCTGCTGATCCGTGCCGCCGAAGAGCACCGGGGTGACCGACCCGGCTGTAACCGTCGCGAAGAAAGCTACGCGATAGACCTTACCCGCCGTCAGAGTGACAGCCTGGCGGATGGTATCCGAGGTACCGGAGCTGTGCTGCGCGTTGCCGCCGCTCACCGACCAATTGGCATCGGGCGTCCAGGCGCCCGCAGAATCAAAGACCGAGTTTGCCAGCAGGTTGGTACGTGTCGCGTCGCCATCTGCGTAATTGAGCGTCGTGCCAGGCGATGTCGGGATGGGGGCGCCGATCGCATGCAGATCGCGATCCAGTGTTGTGCCGTCAGGAACCCGGTAGAGTTGGATGCCGGTGGTGACGCTATCCGATCCCGTGACGATCGAAATGTGCGAGGTGCCCAGACCGCCCGTGACGGTGACTGCATCCCCTGCAAGAGCCGCAGGGAAGGCGGGGTCATCCTGACCGACCGTGATCGCAACCGTCGCCGAGGCCGGGCCTTCGATGCCACCGATCGATATACCGAAAGCGCGCAAGGAAACATCCGCGCCCGTCAAATACCCTGAAATTGTGGCGCCACCTTCCGAGACGGGAACTGTAAGCGTGCTCCATTCACTTGCCCCGGTGAGGCGATGCTCGATACGATATTGGTTCATCACGGCCACAGAGCCTTTGCCTGGCAAAAGCTGAAGCCGGATGTCGCGCGGGACAGGTTCTTCAGATGCCGGAGGTACGGTTTCGTCGTCAATGATCTCCAGACCGGACTGCAACGACACGAAATTGGGCGCCGTCGGCACCGTTCCGGGATAGGCCACCTCGTCGCCAACGCGACCGGTCCAGGCAGGTGGCACATAGGCGTCGATCATCTCGTCGATGATCGGGGCATGGGCCACCATGTGGTAGATGGAAGAGAAGTTCTCACCCGCCTCGATGCCGCGCACGACCACCGGGAAGCTGTCCATTGCAGCCGGGCCGAACTGCACCACATCCCCGACCACCGGCATCAGACCGGACCCCAGCAGCAGCAGGGTCGATGTCTCGCCCGGGGCTGTACGGACAGGACGCACAACGGACTGCCCCGCCGTATCCGCTTCCTCTCCAAGTGCCGCTTCTGGATAGTGACGGAACCGGATCACATAGTCGTTTCCGACCTGCATGCTGACGCGATCGTCAAGCACCACCATTGTGCCCTCGACCGCCCGGACACGCGCAGCCGACTGCTCTTCGCTCAGGATATGGTTGCTGAAGGTCATCAGATCGCCACGCGTTGCCGCGCCTACGCCATGCGCCTGAATGGCCTGGTGGATATCGGGGCGATAGATCAGCTCATAGGCCCGGCGGGTGGCCTCGCGGGCGATCTCGGCCGGGTCTGTCTTGCCGGGTATTTCCAGCACTTCCGTCAGAGAAATCAGCCCCTCGTAACCCGGCCAGCGCACGATACGCTCCGCATCGTTGTAATCGTCAGAGGCATCCTTGAACTTGATCCGGAAGGCGTGAGGCGGCGTAAAGTAGCTCCGGGTCGACGTCAGCTCGTCTGCAACACGCGGGTTGAGTTCGCCGATGATCCGCGTCTGCGGGCGATCAATGACCACACCCCATTTCACGCCATCACGCCGTGGCGATGCGCGACCGGCTGACGTGATCATGGTCAGTGCATCGCGCAGGCTGCTGCCTTCGTCTTCGAAGACATAGTCGAACTTCAGATCCTTGATGCGGCAGAAGTCGTGCCAGTCTTGCAGCTGCACGAGATCGATCTCGTCATCGGGAACGGGTTTGGGGTTGGCGGGCGACTGTAGCGCCAGGCGGTAATGCGACGCCGGGTTGCTCGTGGCGCGTTCCACCCAGGCCTCGGTCTCATAATCCCAATCCAGACAGATGCGCGAGGCGAGCGCGTTGAAATTGTCGATCTGGCCATTGAACTGCGCGGTCGCACGGGCGCGGAACCCTACCTTTGTCACCAGGCCGGTAAAGGCAATCGGTTTTTCCGGACGGATGGTCTGCAGCGCGACCCACGCACACTTCTGCGTATAGCGTGGTGCTTCTTTGGGATCGCTCAGAAAGATGACGCGCACTTTCCAGCGGCCTCGATACGGCAAATTCCAAGTGTGCTGGCGAAAGAAGGCTTCGAGTTGCTTTGCTCGGAAGCTGAGCGTCGCGACCTCTTCCCAAGGATCGTCGTTATCAGCGCGCTGTTCGATCCTGATGCTGACGCCCCAGCTTTTCTTGTCACCGTCACTGTTGTAGCCGATGAGACCGCCCGGAAAGTAGAAGATGACCGAGGCCGAAGCCGCGTCCCTGCCGGTCGTGCGGATGATCGGCGTCTCGACGCTGGGACCATCCACCTTATTGCCAGCGTCATCTGTGGGCCAAGGGCGCACCAGCTCAACCTGAAACCGCTCCTCGACGATTTGCCAGGGATAGAGATCAAGCAAGGTGTCTCCGCTCACATTGGTCTGCACCTCGGTTTCCACCTCGTCAAATTCTTCAAGCAAGGTGTCGCCGAGACGAATGTCGCTCAGCGCCACATGTCCGCCCCCGAAGAGGAAGACGGTTCGGACATACTGGATGTCCCCGATGATCTCGCTCCAGGTGGAGGTGGCGAAGGGCGGTGAATAGCGGATCGTGCCCATAATTTCGGGAACAGCGCCATCCGGGCGCATCTCGTTGCGAAACCCCGCGATGGCATAACGGTTTTTGACGCTGTCCGGCTCCGGCGGCGGAAAGAGCGAGCTGATCGCAAGGTTTCCGATGGCAGTGGTTGCGAGAACGATAATACCGCTCGCGAGTTGAGGACTGATACTCAGGGCAGCAGCCAGAGGCCCTGCAAATGTGGCTGCAAGAGCCACGGCAGCGACCGCAACCACAATGGTCAGGATGGATTTCAGCGCACCGTTTCCGGGCACGACGCGCAGAACCACCTGAACACCGGGCAGAGGCCGTGCCATATGCCAGACCGAAAGCGGCACGATCTGCATGCCGCGGTCGGTCACCAGCATCACCCGCACCCGGCGGCGGGCAGACTCGGACAGACCCGGCAGGGCCGTTGCGACGATCTCGGCAATCGTCATATCGCAGGGCAGTTCCAGATCGATCCGGCCCTTGCCGGGGTTGAACATGGGGACTGCGAGGACGGGGATCTTGCGGTTATCGCTCATTGTGCGGCCAGCCTGATCAGCTCGACATGCCGGTAGACGCCGGTCAGCCGGGTTTTCCAAAGGCCCTTCGCATAGGTCTCGACCTTCGCGCAGTCGCCTGCCGCAACGTGCAGCATCAGACCGTGCTGGATGACGATACCGACATGAGCATCCCAGCGGCCACGCTTGAACACTGCGATATCAAAGGCGACAGCCGGACCTGTGACGGGCACCCAGAGCGGCGACGCGGCTTCTCCGGCGACCAAGGCTGCGATTTCAGCATTCTCACCCCTGGCACCTTCGCCCAGATACTCGGGCAAGGTGATGTTGAGTTCTTCGCTATAGACGATGCAGGCCAGCCCCCAGCAATCAACGCCGATCTCGCTGCGTCCGAATTGCTCATAAGGAATGCCAATAAAGCGGTTGGACCAGTCAGTCATCTGTGCAGCCCCGGAAAAAACGAGCGCGACATTCGGCCCTTCGGGAAGGGTTCGTTCTCGCGCTCTTCGTAGGTGTAGGTGATGGTGATCTCGGCAGCGGTGATCACGGATGAGGTGATCTGCAGGCCGATGTTCTCTTCGATCGGATCGTTCGGCATGTCAGCCATGACGGTCGCCAGGCTGATCGTGGCGAGGTCGGTATAGGAGCGCAGCAGCTTCGCCATTTCCGGGCTGAGATTGTCGAGAACCAGAGTGCCGGCAGCCGGTGCGTCTTCAAGGTCGGACGGCAGCAGAACCGAGGCGATGATATGCAGGTAGGGCTCGCTCTCCGGGTCTGCCCCGCGCCAGGTGGAGCGTGTCCCCCGAATCTGCGCCGTGTCGATCACTTCGATCAGATCGGCATTGTCTGAAGACAGCCGGATCGGGGCTTCGAGCAGCGGATGGGTGATTTCCATCAGCACCACCGGCAGCTCTTCCGACATTTCCGCATCGATCATCTGACGCGCATTGAGAGAGACGCGCCTCATGGCAACACCACCACGGAAAACGTCATGCGAAAATCTGTGCCCACGATTGTCTCCTTTGCAAAATCATCACCAAAGACGCAGAGCCACTGCGCCGACATGAGAAGCGGCCCTCCGGCCTCATCGAGCAGCGGCGCGAACGCCTCATCCAGCAGCGCCCAGCCATCGGTGGTCGGGTCAGGCATCCAGAACAGCCGGGAGCCAAAATCGGTGTCCTGCTTCAGGAACCTGTCGAAAATGCCCTTTTCGGCGCGGCTCAGAAGAACTGAGAGCGACACCATCTTCGACACCGCCGAGAACCGGCGCCGATAGCGCGGGCCACCGGTTTCGCCACGTCGTTTCTGACGGGGGTCCTGCCAGCTGGCATTCCAGCTGTTGCGCTCCGGACGGGGAAGCTCGGTTGGCCAAGTCAGGACAGTCATCGCTGCGTCGGGCCCTTCTTGGCGCCGAGGCGGGCGAGCTGCTTGTTCATCGGATTGCCTGGCTGCGCCATGGCTGCAGCCCCCTGCTGACCGATGGACATCAGCATCTGGCGACCACCGCGACCGTCGGGCTGCACCTCGGCCTCGACGTTCTGGCCGGAATAATCGTTCACGACGATGGCCATCTTGCCAAAGCCGCCGCTGTCATTTGAGCGTTGATCGCCGACATTGTTCGGGAAGGTCTGGCCGGAACTGGCATAGCCGCCCTTGCGATAGCCGCCCATCACGCCTTTGCGGATGGCTTCCAGATTTGAGACGCCGATCCGGGCCGTGCTTTTGGCATCAAAGACGTATTCTTTTTCGTGCACGAACCCTGCGATCTTGTTCGGATCTGACCCGCCAGTGGCCCCGCCGATATCATACCCCTTGGCGGGCACGGTGGTGGCTGCACCCGCTGAGAACCCCGGGATGCCGATCGCACCGGCCAAGCTGCCAGCCAGACTGCCCAAAATTCCGTTGATGCCACCGCCGCCCTGCAGGCCTGACAGCAGGGCGTTGCCAAAGGCATCAAAGCCGCTGCCAAGGGTGCCAAGGTTTTCAGTGGCGGCATTTGCGGAGGTGCCGAACTTCTCGACCGACTTTTGCGCCGCATCCAGACGCTTGTCGAAATGCATCGCCCCCTCGGGGTTTGCAGCTGACCAGCCCTGCGGGCGCTCAAAACTTGCGAAGGCGCCAGTCGCCTCGCGAACGTCCTTGGAGGCCATGAGCTTCTGCAACACGCCTTTTTCTGACGTTTGAAGCTCTTTCCAAACGTAGTCGAGCTGACCGGAGACATTGCCAAGCTTGCCTTGCCCGCCGAGCGCATCCAGCAGCCCCTGGCCGCGCCCGGCGTGGTGCTGGAACAGGCCAAAGGACGTGCCGCCATCCCCGATCGCGGCGGGGTTGAAACCGCTTTCCGCAGTCACGTTCCCCATGATCCCGGCAATCTGATGCGGCTTCAGGCCCTTGCTGGCAAAGAACTGCCAAGCCTGATCCTGCACCGCTTCGCTGCCTGGCAGATTGGCGGTGATCGGGCCGGTGCTGACCCCGGGCACCCTAAGCCCGCTGCCGTTAACATTGGCAGCCCCACCGCCGATCAGCCCACCCAAAATCGTGACGCTGGCGGCAGTGACGGTCATCGCTCCGACATCCATGGATTTCGAGGATATCTCGGGCGTACGTGTGTCCGTTGCTCCTGTCAGACGATCCCAGATACCGCCCAGCCCCCCGACATCCGCAAGGGTGCCGTTGTCTGCGCCAAAGATCGCATTCTTGAGCGGGTTTTTAACGGCCATCTCCAGCAGCATGCCCTGAAAATCGCTGGCGACACTTTCCAGAGCGCTGCCGATATCGCCGCTGGCGAGCTTGTCGACGATGCTGTCGATGGCCCCTTCGCCAGCCGAGCGCACCTTGTCCCAGGCATCGATCTGGCGGTTCAGCTCGCGCGTCTGCCCGGCAATGGCCGTTGCGGTTTGCCGCATCCGATCGGCTTCGGCGCTGTGAACCGGAATGCCAGCCTCACGGATCGCCTTCTCGGCATCCAACAGGGCAATGGTGCGTGTGCGCTGGTCTGCGCTCGCCCCCAGCAAGGCAGCTTCGACCCGCAGCCGTTCTAGCGTTTCCGTCTGACCGCGCACGAAGCTGTCAGCGGCAGCACGCTGGTCCAGTTCCGCCAGTCCGGCATAGCCCTGCCGCAGTTGAGAAATGATGCCGGTCAGGCGAACCTTTTCCGCCCCTTCAGCGGCGGCGGCCGCCGCGATCAGGGGACGCAACTCCAGCTCTTGCTGCAGGGTGCGGTTGGCCTGTTCTGCCGTCAGCGTTCCCGCCGATACCTGTCGGTTCAGCTGGCGGCGGATATCCAGCTCGTCCTGCGATACCGCAATCCGCGCTTCGGTTGCGCCCAGGGCGGCGCCGAGGGAGCGGGACCGGGCGCGTTCCGACTCAATCGCAATCTTGGCGGCTGTCACTTCATCGCCCGCCATCTGCAGGAGCACCCGGCGCGCCTCCATGTCCGCCCTCAGAAGAGGGTTGCGTTCATTCTGGATGGCGATGTCGATGCGATCGAGATCTGAGGCTATTTTCTGACGGTCGATCAGCCCCTGCAGGGCGTTGGACTTGCCCTCGATAGCGGAGGTGATCCAGGACTGCTGGGTGCTGTCGAGACCCGGCACATTCTGCCCGGCCTGAAGGGCTGCAATCTGATTGCGCAGCTCCTCTTCCCTCAGAGGGGTTTTGTTGACGTCAGAGCCTTTGGCGATGGTGAGAGACATATCCCCCAGGCGCGCCTGCTCTCTGGCCTGCTGGTCAGCCTCATTTTTTTGGATTTTGTCTTGGGACTGGCCGATTTCGGCGAGCAGCGCATCACGTTCCGATTTCAGGCGTTTGATTTCTTCTTTGACCGCTCCAGTTGGCGGTTTTACCTGAAGACGAAGCAATTGCTTTTCTAGCCCGTTGAGGCGGTCATCATTTGTAATGCGCGGCGGATCAAAGATTGTGTTCATCGTGGACCCGATCGCGTCCTGTGCATTCGACGCCATGGCCTGAACATCCTGCCAGGCGCGCCCCAGAACGCTCGTCGCCTCGGACGCAGAGGCCAGCCGGTCGGGCAGCTTGTCCAGCAGCAGCGCCTGGGCTTCGCTCTCGCGGTTCTGGGCGGCCAGGTTGCGCACCTGGCGCGCCGTGGCCGCATCGATCAGACCGTATTTCTGATAGAGCGCATCTGCCGCCTTGGCGGGATCGGCAAACATCTCGGACAGGGCACTGCTCGCCGCTGCAGCATCCAGCCCCATTGTGGCGCCGAAATCTTCGGACATGGCAATCAGGCGTTCGAAATGATCCGATCCAATCCGACCGGTGTTCAGGAACCCGGCCTGCATGGCGCGCGCAGCCTGCAGCGAAATTCCGGCCGCCGCAGCTCCTGCCCGGGCCGAGGCTTCCATCTCGGCCGAGCTGCCAGCCGTGGCCCGCCCGAGGCCCTGGCTGGCGATGTCCACCGCCTTGACGGATTTCAGATAGCTGTCGAAAGCGCTGGCCGCGAGCACTGTCGCACCCGCCGTGAGGCCAAGTGCGAGACGCGCCGGTGTCAGGAATTGCTTCAGAGCCTGAAACGTCTCACCAACACCGCCAAAAAGATCGGTGATCTGCGGCCCCTGCTGCAGCAGCACCTGCAACGCCGGCATCCCGAGAGCAAGCGATTGGAAGGTATCGCTGATCTGGAAACGCAGGTTCTGGGCTTCATAGGCCGTCAGCTTCATCGTACCCGAGCTGGACTTCAGCGCCCGATCGTTGCGGTCGATGCTCTGAACGGAGCGCTCGTATCCCATTTGCAGGCGTTCCAATGCCTCGCCGTGTTCCTTGCGGCTCAATGCGCCGACCTGCTCAGCTTTGTTGATGGTCTCCAGTTCGCGCGCATAGTCCCGCTGGATCGCATAGAGCGGGGAATATTTAGCCCGCAGATCGTCGATTTGCTTGGGATCGGGACCCGGCTGTCCGTTGGACTGGGGACCAGCGCCAGGCACTGCCGGTGAGATCGCCGGAGCCTGCGTCCGTGCGCCGTTGGCGCGATGCGCGGCGGCACGGGCTTCATCTTCGGCCTTGGCAAGAGCGCGTGCGGCATCAGCGGCGGCGCGGGTGGCCGTGGTGTCTTTTTCGAGCGTCTCGGTATGGGCTTTGACGGCACCGCTGGATTTGTCGGTCTGACCCGTCGCCTTTTCGACGTCTCCCTTGAGATCGGCCAACGCAGCTTTCGCCTGGGACGCATTGCCCCGGAAAACCAGATCGAAGTTGAGTTGCCGATCAGCTGTCACGTCAGTTCCCCAAATGCGGCCAGTGCGGCCAGCTCCATTTCCTGAAGGTCTGCGAAGACCCCGTCGTCAGCGCCCGAGCGGCGCAGAACGACATCAACGGCGACGTAATCCAGACCCAGATGCACGTAGCCATTGTTTCGCGAAGCGGTGCGCCACTGGGTCTGGCAGTTCAGGAAGGCCAGCAGGCTGTCCCAGTTGCGGGCCCAGACGGCAAAGGCGTCACCGTCGTCTTGCGCGGGTGCATCCGTCTCGAAAGTCACACCCATCTCGGCAAAATCGCTGAGCACCTTATCATCGGCGGTGACGGGCCTGTTCTGGTCGACCCGCCCCAGTGACGCGAAGGCCCACGCCCGCGCCGCCGCCGTCAGTTTCCCAAGCGCGCTTCCTGACCGTTGATGCTTTCCTGGTAGGCGGTGTAAATCCCGGTGCGGAACCAGGCTTGCTGCAGCGCCGCCGTAAAGGTCTGGTCGTTAAAGGGGATAGGGGATTTATCAGGCCCGACAACGTCATCCCAATTGCGCACCACCCGGCAAAGCCAGGCACGTTCGTGATCGGCACGTTCTTTCGCTGAGGACAGGGCCTGATAGCCATCGGTATGTGCAACGGCATCATCCTGGCTCTGTGCTTCGAACTGGACCTTGAAGGTCTGTTCGAGGATCTTGCCCGCATTGTCGGGATCGGGGATGCGGACTGGAACGGGCCACCAGTAGAGCTGCAAATCGGTAAGGACAAAATTCATGGAGGGTCTCCGGGTCAGGGGGGTGTCAGAAACTCCGGGCGTCGTGACGCCCGAAGGCGGTCAGCGAACGACGATCTTCTTTTCGTCCAGACCGGCGTCAGGGCAGAGCATCAGCGGCAGCGAATAGTTGACGATGCCGTTGGTTGCGCCTTGGGACGGGCGTCCGATCTCGACCTTGGGCGCGGTGACCTCGACAATGTTACCCGCAGTCGTGCCGTGAACCATCGAGAGGGCTGCGCGTGTGCGGGCATTGGCGATCGCGAACCAGTCGACCGTTGCCAGTGCGGTCGCCTTGACCACGGCTGTGCCGGTGCTCTGACGATTGGTAATCTTGATCTCTTCCTCACCAATCAGGAAGCTCGGCGTCACAGTGTTGCCCAGATCCAGCGACAGGCTTTCGGCAATCGAGGTCCAGCCATGCAGCGTCAGAAGTGTGTTGGCTTTTGACACCACAAGAGGCGTGATCAGACCCGCAGAGCTGACGGCGGGGTTCGAGACCTGGTCGCTGATCGTGCCCAGCAAGCCTGTGACCGTGAACCGGAACTGTGGAATGCCCTTGGCGTTGAAGGTTTCGGTGACGTTGCCGCGCGCGCCCAGCAGGATATGCCGGACCTTGTCCATGACAAAATAGAGCGAGCCGGACTCGCGGCCTTCCTCGATAATCTCGTAGGTGACGTCGGTATCGACGGTCACGGTTTCGGAGAAGCCGCAGATGCGCAGCAGCGAGCCGTAACGCGGCACGGTCCCGGCGGCACCTGCCCCGGCAATTTCGATGTCGAATTCCAGCCGGGCATAGGTCCCTGCCAGAATGATGCCCTGCGAGCCGAGATAAGGCAGGATAAGATCGCGCTGAACATCCTCGCCTTCCATCGGCGAAAACGTGACGTTGCTGGCGATCATCGCATCAGCGGTGTCGGGTGCGATATCCGTGCCGTAAGCGGCTTCGATCTTGTGCAGGATTGCGAGTTTGCGTTCGTAACGGTCGGCCATGGTCAGTCGCCCTTCTGGGCCGCGTCAGCCTTTACAGGGGCTTCGGTCGGCGTTGCGGTTTGGGGGGCCGGTGCGGGCGCGGGTTTCGTCGCTTTCTGCACCTGTTTGATCTTTCCGGTCTTCGGATCGCGGGTGAAGCGACCCCCGGTTGCTGGTCTGTCCATCGTCAGGCTCCTGTCAAAAATCTGCTGGTTTCCCATGTCTGGGCATAAATCGTGACGCTGTTTCCAAGCGCGCTGCCTTCGCCGCCCACCAGCTCGAACGGGTCACTGCTGTCGAACGGGGACCACCCCGCCAGCGCATCCTCGATCGAGGTCTTGAAGCCGTCGAACATCAGCGCGCGCTCAGCCCCACGGGCGTCGTTGTGCTGGCGAATGACAAAAGCCACGACGACCTGAACCTTCACCTTCTGACGGAAGCCGCCGGTCGCAAACGGATTGGGCAGTGCCCGTTCCCGCCAGGGCACGACAAAGCCGGTGCCATGATCAGCGGCGGTGCTTTTCGCCAGGGCTTCGATATCCTCGGCCACCTCGACGGCCGTCAGAGCCGTCGCTTCCGCCTGAAGCCGCTGGACGATCTCGGCAATCATCTCCAGCCTCGCAGGGCGCAGGGTGTGAACACCTGAGCAGGTGAAGACGACATGTGCCGTTCGGTTGTGTCCGGTTGATCCCCATCGATGTCAGGAATGACCATCAGACCACGGGACACCCGATCGAGAGCTTTGATCGCATTGTCGTAATCGGTGACAATGTGCTCGGGCGCGCCGTCGCGGTGCAGGTGGTAGCGCGCGATCGACACGGCCCAGGTGGTGACCAGACGGGGCGTCGATGGCAGCGGCAGGGTATACTTCACCCCCAGATACCCGTCGATCTCGGTACTGGCGTCTTCGATGGCAGCGGCGATCACATCCGGATCTGCCGTGCCGTCGTCGTCGCGATCAGCGATCTGCAGGATCTCCGACTCGCCCGCGCGCTCGATCAGGTCTGTGAGGTTGGCATACGGCATCGGATCAGGCTTCCGGCACAATGATCGCCGCGCCGGGCTTTCCGCTATCAATCCATTCATTCAGCTTCGACGACGCATTCGTCAGAGAAACCGAGACATCCGTGAGCAGCGGATGGGCACCGAGGCTTTCAACCGTGAGCGACGAAAGACTGATCAGGTTCAGACTTTCATCCGGCAGCGCCCTCCTGGTCGTCTGAGAGACAGCGCGGTCGAGCGACAAGAAGCCTTTTTCGATATCCGTGCGGGCGATTTGCAGCCAGCGCTGGTCTGTTTCCGGATAGGTTGCAAGCTCATCCAGAACGTTTATCAGGCGCTTTTCGATCAACGCGTTCAGCTGCGCCTGGGGGATGGGTGTGCCTTTGTTCGGAGTGTCGGTCATCTCAGAGGCTCCTTTGGTGAAGACACCAGGGCAAATGCCGCGCCCTGGTGCTTTGGTCTCTCCGCTTTCGCGGCCTGTTCAAATCCGGCGCATCAGACCTTGTCGGGCGCGCGCGGATCGGGCGTCAGGAACGGCGTGTGCCAGAGGTGCTGCTGCGAGGCGGGCAGATCCATGACGGCGGTCGGCAGGGATGCGAGAACTAAGGCATCGGGGGTGGTGGTCAGGGTCTGGTCCGAGGCGGTGATCGCGATCACCGGGGCAGTCGCAAGTTCCGGGATGACCATCTCCGGCGACATGGTATCGGTCCCGGACATCGAGAAAAGGTCGATGCCTGCCGGTTGGGTGTCATCGCAGGCGGAAAGCATGCCTGCCACTGCAATGGCAGAGACCAGGGTTATTGAGGTGAGCAAACGCTTCATGTGGTTTCCATCAATCTGGGTTTGAAAGCGGGGCGACGGCATTGCCGCACCGCCCGGGGGCCATTGCTGACCTTGGGCTGTGGGTCAGCCCTTCTTGGTTGGCGCTGCACCCCTGCGGGTGGTCTTTGCGCCTTCGCTCGGGGGGGTATTCTGCTCGGGTGTCGGCTCCGGGGCGGCGTCAGGCTTGCGCAGATCGGCCAGCTCGCCCTCAAGCTCTGTGATCCGCGCCTCTGCCTTTTCAGCACGGGCATTTGCAGCCTCGGCCTGTGCCAGCGCTTTGTCCTTTTCGGCGGTCAGCCCGGACATTGCCGTATCGACTGCCGCTGCGACGATGCCATTGGCGATCTTTTCGGCGCGGGCATCCACCAGAGTTTCGAAGGCGACGTCGACCTCGTCACCGATCAGCACTTCGCCTTCGGTGCCGGAAATGGCCCCGGCCTCAAAGAGCTGAGACGCCACCTTCGGGGTGACCCAGACAATTGCCCCTTCCGGCTGCCAGACGCGGTCGATCTTGGCGGGGGCGATCAGGGTGACCTCGAACTTTGCGAGTTTCAGGGGAGTGTCCATCACACTGCCGCCGCCCCGGCATTCTGGAACAGGAACCCGCCCTCGACGCCGACAACATAGGGACGCCGCTCGACCTTAGTCGGGAAGATCCAGCTGTCGTTGGAGCGCTCGTAATACCCGGTCTCAACCATCGGATAGCCGCGCAGCTCGTATGTGTAGCCATAGGCCGGGACCATGAAGTTGTCGCCGGTCATGGGGGTGTAGGACAGGATTGCATCATCCCCCCAGACATCCGTGGCCATGGCGGTGTCGTCAGCGGACTCGGGCAGGTAGACGGCTTTGCCGACCACCACCTTAGCCACGTCGAAATACGTCGCGAGCATATCAACCGTGATCGAGTCTTTGGACGTATACTTGAACTGCTCCTTGACCGCCGGATGACGCTTCAAGGAATTGAATGCTGTCGGGCCAAGCGTCAGGGTGTTGGCGTAACGCCCGATCGAGCGACGGACTGCCTCGTTGCCTGCCTGCACATCAGCCGCCGGGTCGCTGGTGGGATCACTCCAGCGATCACCGCCGGTCAGGGCCAGCTTGTGGTTGCCGTCATAGCTGGCAGCATTGCGCGCCAGGTCAGCACATTCCTTTTCAAGGCCGAGGTCGAGGACGTCCATCACCATGCCGACGGCACCGGCGCTGAGATCGATGCCCGGAATGCTCTGGGCCTCTTCCTGGTGTTCGATCGGCACCAGCGCTTCCAGAGCGTCCTGGACGAGCGACACCGGATCGGAGGCGTAGCCGTACTGGACGCGCTTCTTGTCAGCCCCCGGCGCGCGGCGGGTGTTGACCATCCGGAAGCTTTCCTTGCCGAAGCGAATAACCCGCATCGAGCGGTTCGGGATCGGCACACGGGGAAACAGGATCTGCCCGATGAATTCAAGATTGCGATACCCCCGGGCATGGGTCGAGAGGATCGGATCGATGACCCCGGCGGTACGCGTATTGAGAACGGTCTGGTTCATGGTCTGGGGTCCTTAGCGGATGAGGATGTCGAGGAAGGCACCGTCCGCCGCAGCGGTCAGCGCAGTGGCAAAGACGTTGGCCGAGGCGGGATCGGCCACAGCCACTTTGACGCCGCCACCGGAGGAGGAGATCAGCTTGGCACCGGCTGTCACGGCACCCGTGGCCTTGATCCGGATGGAGCCCATCACCAGAACGGCAATGTCCTGGCCGATCTCGGTACAGGGGTTGAGGGCAACGCCCAGCACGGGCGTATCGTCCGTGGTGATTTTTGCGCCCGCGTAGCTGATCAGATCACCGGCATCGAAGAGGCTCGTGGCGGTGACTGTGCGGTTGAGGACGTTCTGATAGGTCATCATGGTCTGGGGTCCCTTCAGGAAACGGCGCGCACGGCGGCCAGATAGGCGGTGCCCGGGTGCGCAAGCTGGTAAGCAGCGGCCTTGGCGTGGAGTTCGAGCTGCTCGCCATCGACCTCCTTGCCGTCAGAGGCAAAGCTGGCTGTCGAGCTGCGGGGATCGCCGCCCAGATCCTGACGCCCGAACGACACCGCCTTGGGCTGTTCGGACAGAACCTGACGGATCGCATCGGCGGGGCTGAGCTTTTCGCCACCCTCGGAAAAGGCGACCGAGGCGTCACTGGGCAGCGTGTCGAGGATTGCGACCACCTTGTCTTTGGAGGCGGGCAGCAACTTGCCATCCGCGACCAGGCTGTCCGCGAAAGACACGTTGTCGGTGTGGCGCAGCTTGGCCTCGCGAGCCTTCAGAGCAGCATCGCGCGTGGAGAGATCGGCCTCGCGGGCAGCGAAGTCGGCATTGGGTTTGGGGGGCACGGCAGGGTCCTCTTCGGGGTCGATTGCAGGTACGGGGGGAGTTTTGGGCTTTGGCGGGGCACTGAAGCTCGTGCGGTTGCGGTCCAGCTCCATGTCGTCGAGCCATTCCAGCGAATAGGTGGGCAGGGCCTTGTCGGCGTCTTCCATGCCGAATTTGTCGATGATGAAATCGCGCAAGGAGCGCAGCAGGCTGGCCGTTTCCTGAAACCCACGCTCACCGAAATCCGCGGTGAACGTGGCCGCCTCAGTCGTGCTGGCCGAGAACTTGACGTTCTTCAGGCCCGACACTGCCGGGGCAGCGCCCCCCAGAAATCCGACATGCTTGGGATACCAGGTGCCGGGCACCGGGTTGTTCTCCTGATCGGGACGGAAGAACGACATCGAGACTTTCTTGTAGCGCCCCGCCCTCACCGCATCCGAGAACTTGGGCTCAATCTCGCCCAGGGTGGCAAACAGACGCCCGTCGGTGGCGTCAAAATCAAAGCCGGTGATCCAGCCAAAGGCAGGTGCATCGGTCGCCGGGTGACCGACGACGATCGGTGCAGGCGCGGTCTCGAAATCGTAGACATCTGCAATCGCCGCCAGATCCGCTGCCGAATAGGTCAAGGCCCCGCCACCCATTGGCGTGAAGGTGCCGGGGCGGAAGACTTCGATACGGGCGGTGGCGGGTGTCTGTTGGGGCATTGGTTCCATCCAGGCTGAGGCGTTGGATGGAAACTGACAGATTTGGAAATGCGACTGGCCCGGACCCATGTCCGGCCAAGCCCGTTTAAGGACAATTATTGCAAATTTATGTCCGCCGCTGGCATCCGCATATCGGATGTTCTGCCAAACCTGTGCTGAGAGCGTTTATAACGGCAACTTAACGGGGGTTCTCGCCTTTTCCGGGGTGAATGGTCCCCCGTGGGGGTGAATTGCACTCAGCGGGCCATTTTTTAGACATGCTGTCAGGTGTCGTTCAGCCAGGCGTCGGCGATCTCGATGATGATGACCTCGTCTTCCTTTGAAACCCCGAGAAACGGTCGGGCCGGGATGGTGATTTCATGGGCTGGGATGGTCACGTCGCTCGCGAAGTTGGATCTCGATTTCTTGCGGAACGTTGGATCGAACGTGTCGGTCTTCTTGTCGTAGCTCTGATAGATCGTTGCCGTGCGCGCAGCTTTCTTGATCGTGCCCCCGAGCTGGTGGATGGCGGCATATTCCTTGGGGGAGCCGATGCGCACCTGATCGTCTGCGACCTCCATCGTGCGTTTGTTGATCGAGGCCATCAAGCCGGTGTTCCGGGTTGCCTGAAGGATCTTGATCGGGGTTTGTTTGCGCCGCTCACGGGCGCGGATCGTTGCGGGCTTCAGCTGCGCCCAGGGCACGCCTTCGGGAGAGCTTTCGGATTCAAAGTTGTCGCGGGTCGAGTTCAGCAGTTGCTCGCCCACGTTTTTGTAAAAGCCGATCGGCTTTTCCATTCGGGCGATCATGTTCTCCAGCTTGGCGCGCAGCTCTGCATTGTCGATCTCAACCGTGATGCTGATGCCGGTCATCTTGATTTCTCCCTCTGTTCAGCGCATGTTTCAGGTGTCAGCAACTCGATGATGACCGGTGATGGTCCAGTGAAGTGTTCTGACGTGCGGGCCGGATCACCTCGGCCCTCAGTCTTTAGGCCTTTTCCACAAGAGTTTGCCTGACCGGCGTTTATCCAGCGCAAGCAAATCCGGATTGCCGTTCTTTTTTGTCGGGTTGAAGGCCGTGATCGCATCCCAGAACCATTGGCCGATCTGATAGACGATCAGCAGGCCGCTGGCGCCATCCGTGCGGATGTAGCGGCGATCGACGATCAGCTCTTCCTGATCGCGGTCCACCTTGTCCGGGCGGCGCGCCACGCCAAGCCAGATTTCATCAGGGTCCATGATGGCTTCGGCCAGCAGCGGCGTCAGTGTCGCGCGTTCGCGCTTGCCAACCTTCCAGTCTCCTCTGGCATTCCTGAACAGCGCGTCAGAAATCGGGATGCGCCCGCCTGCCTTGTCCTCAAAAAGCACCGCCCGCCCGATATCTGCCCCGAACGGCTGCAGGAAGCCACGCACATAGTCTTCCTCGGACAGCCCTTCCTTCATTGGCTTTGAAGTGAAGGGGATGGGCGACGCCAGCAGATCGGCCAGAGGCTGTGGCGTGTCGATTTCGACAGCAAGCTTTGGATGTGTGAGGGACAGCCCGCCCGCCTCTTCGATCAGCGCAGAGGGCACAAGGCCGCGCTCCCACTTGTCGCCGGGCTGATAGTCCCAGCCATAGCCAACGCCCTTCGGCTTCTCTGACGGCAGGCCTGTGACCTTGTCGAGGATTGGTTCCATGATGATCTCGGGTGATCTGTCAGGCCCATCCTTGCCCAGGCGCTTCAGATCGCCTTTGGAAAGTGTGCGAACCCCGCAGCTGCAGGCCCAGTCGTTTGGCGGGAAGTGCGTCTCCCACCAGACATCGTCATGCATCAATATCCGTCCATCCCAGGCAAGGTGCTGAGGGCGCGGATTGAGGGGCGTTCCGTTTTCGCCATGCCGATACTGCCAATAGGGGCGCAGGCGGATCACATCTGGATCGCGCATCTGACGCAGGCGACCGGCCATATGGCTCGTGGCGATGTTGGTGGCAAAGATCGTGCGAATGCGCCAGTCGCGCCCGCCGTTGTAGGACCAGCCGTGTTTTTCGACGATCGCGTCAAAGTCCTTGGCAAAGGCCTTTTCATCCCAGGTGTCGATCGCGCGGGCCACCGCATTCTTGAAATCCTCGACCAGGGCGAGATCCGTGGCACCGGCCACAACGAACTTGCGGTCATGATCGCCGCGCAGGGTGTCCGTCCAGGTCTTCGATGGGGCGATGCGTTTCTGACGCAGGAAGTCGATCTGCTCCAGAAAGGGTTGCGCGCTGACCTCTGTCGCAAAGCCAGCGGCATCTGCATCTTGAAACACCGCCTCGCGGCCTTCCCATGCCGCCAGCTCCATCGCCTGTCCGAGGAGGCGCGCCTGGGCATCGGGCGTCCAGCGCGCGGCCAGCGCCAGCAGGTTGCGCATGGCCTGCGCCGGGTCCGCAATATCAACAGCGGTGCGAATGGCCTTCAGACGGCGGGTAAAGTGACCCTGGCTGAGCGCCATGAGCTGATTGGTGATCTGTGCGACCGGCCCGTTTTCATCCGCCAGGCAGACATGGGTCAGGTCTTTTTTTTTGAGCGGATCGGAGGGATCGGCGAATTGAGGGGCCGGATCTGCTGACGTTTCACTTGGTGCGGACACCTTGAAGCGGGACGCCACCAGCCGATCAATCGTCCCGTCAGACAAACCATCCGTCAGACCGAAAGAGGTGATGTATTCGCGCGCATCGTCATCCTGTTCAAGCCGGGATGCGGTCGCGACAATCTTTGCCAAAGCAGCGTCCCCGGCCATTGCAGCCTCGGCCTTGGCCTTGCGGGTGGTTGCAGCTTCAGTTTCGTTCTCGGTGCGGGTGCGCCAGACGCTCGGCACAGCCGCACCGGGAACGTTGTAATCGACGATCCACGTCAGCAGCTGCTCGCGCAGGCTGTCCGACAGCAGATCCCCGTCGCTGTCGACCAGGTTCTCCAGCATATCGGCATGAGTCTGAGACGCGGCCTTGGAACCGGACGTGCCGATATCGGTGGTCAGTGTTTCGCCGGTGACGCAGATTGAAATCTGCTTGTCCCAATACGTCAGAAATTCCTGATAGCTGACGGAGCCGCTGCGCGCAGCTTCGAGAAACTTTACGTCAGAGCCGAGCGGCATGACGACCGATGACGCCGTGCGGATGTCGTTCAGGGTGTTGATCATCCTGCGCTGCTCAGCCGGGTCATTCGTGTAAGGGCTGTAGGCAATCGCTGTGGGCCCTGCGAACTTTTCGAGGAAATACAGCCAGAATGCGATGTTTTCGCGTTTAAAGAAGACCGGCCAGAACAGGCGCGTCCCGAGGCCGAGGCCATAAGGATTGTTGCCCTTCACGCCATGACGATGCACGATGAACTTGCGATCGGGCAGCTCCTCGCCCAGCATGACGTTTGTGTGGGTCAGCAGGCGCGGACGCCAATCGTGCCCAAAGACGAACCGGCGCTGATCATGGGCCACAACGTCGATGGGCATGATCCGGTTGCCCTCCCGTCCCCAGACCACCTCACAGATCGCAAAGCCCTTCAACGTCGCATCGAGCAGATCCTCGCAGATCCGATCAAACGGCAAAGCCTTCAGGCAGTCGCGCACCACCTCTGCCGCTTCGACATCCCGAGGCGCGTCCGAGGCCGGGTTCACTTCCCATTCCCGGGCCAGCAAGGTCTTCTTTCTTTTCTGCAGCATGGCAAAGGCATGAGTGTCGCGCTCGATCTCATCATAAAGCTTGAGGCCCTTGCCCCCGCCACGCTGCAGCAATGTGTCATCGAGCGGCTGCAGAACCGTGCTGAAGTATGGAATCGTGATGTCGTTCCGGGCGGTCGCGACAAGAGTGCCGGACTGTGCCGACAGGTTCTTGCGTTTGGATTTCCCCAGTTTGTCGTTCGTGACCTTCATAGCCTGTAGTCTCCCAATCTGCCGGAGCTGCCCGACTGCGATGTCATGATCCCGCCACCGCCACCCGCGACCCCGCCGGAATAGTGCAGAGCGTTCTGCCAGAGCATGTCGAGGCAATCCGGCCCGTCATCATGATCGGCATTCGGCCACTGCTGGAGCTGATCGATCAGCGTTGTATGGCCCATGTTGAACCGGATAAGCCCGGCCGCGACGGGCGGCTGCAGGCGCTCGATGCGCAGGTCCTTGTCCGTGTGCGGAATGATCGGGATGGCGGATATCCCGACGCCCTGCTTTGAAGCTTCGGTCATCAGAGTGGTTCGCAGAAATTCCTGAAACTGTACCGCCTCGATGAACCAGAGCATGCAGCGATATTCGCGCTGCATGGCAATCGTGTCCGACACGATGATGTCTGGCAGGCGGCGGCGGATCGACGCCTCGATGATATCGAGCCGCCCGGTCATCCGATCATACCCTCCTACCAGGATGGCTGAAGGATCGCGGCCCTTGCCCGCCTTGCCAAGCGACGGGTCAACCGCGCCGAAAAAGACCAGATCCGGCTTGCGCGCAGACCAATAGATCAGTTTGGTAAACGGGTTGCCGTCAGACAGAGGCTTGTTCTGGTATTCGCTCTGGAAGGCATCATGCGAGGCCGCACGTTCCAGCATGAGGAACAGCAGCGGCTGCACCGCAGGCCAGTTAACGACTGCCCCTGCATCCATCTGGTCGCGGCGCTTTGCATAAAAGGCGCGGGCCGCGTCTTCACCTTCGTTCTGATAGACCTCTTCGAACAGATCCCAGAGGTCCATCCGATCGGGCCAGCTGACGATCGCCTGAAACTCGGTGACCTTCCAGACAGGCGACTTTGCTGCGCGGACCAGAACGGCATCAAAGTGCAGCACGGTTCCGACCCAGATCACATCCATCGAGCCATCCGGCGGCCCGACCTTGAGCGCCGCACGGGCAATCCAGCTTTCGAGCTTCTTGCGCTGGTCGGGAGAGCGCACGTTCTCGTCGTTTTCGAGATCGTCAAAGAACATCAGGTCGGGGCGAAACGGACCATGACGGCGGCCCCGGATCTTCTTTGCCGCACCAAGGCCCTCTATGCGGATGCCGTTGCGGGTGACGATCTCACCCTCCCGCCAGATCCGCCCGGCCCCGCAGGCGTTCTCAAAATCGTATTTCAGGCGGGCATTGCTGGTCAGCTCGGCTTTGAGGGCTTCAACCAGGAGCGCTGCCTGCTCATAGACGTCGCAGACCTCAAGAATATACTTTTTGCGGCCAGTGACGATGCAGTAGAGCGCAAACCCGAGGGACAGGTGGGTCGATTTCGAGGAGCCACGCGGCGCAATGAACAGATCCCTGACGCCTCGGGCACTCGCAAGGATCTCGGGGACGCGGGCAAAGATGTGCTTGTGAAAAAGGCTGTGTTCGCCTTTGACGTAATGGGGCAGATAGGTCTCCATGAAGAACTGGAAGCCAGTATCCGGATCAGCGACGGATTTCTGACGCACCGCCCGTGCCGCCGCATCGGCGGGAAAGGCGGAAACTGACAGATCGATCCAGCGGGCAAAGCCTTCGGCCATCTCCGCAAGTGACTCGCGAAAATCCTTGGCGCTGATCGCGGCCTTGAGGCGCGGCGGCTTGCTCATGTGGCGTAAAGCTCCGTGAGGCGATCGCCAAACGGCTCGATGATCTCAATGATGGCGGATGCGTGCTGGGGGTAGTTCTCTTGGACGAAGCGCAGCAGCTCCTGAAGGACGTGTTGCGCAACGCCGAGTTCGGAGACTTTCGGTGCTAGCTTTCCGGCGGCAGAGGTCATCTTGGTCATGGCATCGGCCAAAGAGACCAGGTGCTTGACCTTCAGCTCCGTTGTGCCTTCTCCGCCCTTGATGTCTTCCAGCAGCGTCTGGGCCATCATCATGAAGTCTTCGACCACCGAGGAGACCACCGTTTCGATCCCTTCCCCTGCTATGATCGAGGCAGAGCGCGCGATGTCCCAGTTGTCGCCATCCTGCAGGGCCTTTTTCTTCCAGCGCGCAAAGGTCGCGACGTGGACGCCATGCGCCAAGGCAATGGTGGTGCCATTCATGCGGCGGTAAACATAGTCCGAGCGGGCCTTGCGGCGCTTTTCGTCACGGGTCAATGCGAGGTCCTTTACGCAATGTTTCCCCCGCCCGGTGCATGGCGGGGCGGAGGAAACTGGAAACGAGCCGGTGAGGATTGATCAAAGCACGCGGCCTCTTCAAGCTGTGAGCTTACAGCGTTTTTCCGGAGCGGTGATCCTGGACGCGGGCACTGCCGGAGCGCCAGGACTGCCAGGCGACGAAGAGACCGACCGCGATGGTGCCGCCGCCGACCAGTGGGCCATGGGTGCTGAGGATACCCGCGAGCGGTCCTGCGATCGCATTGACCTCATCCACCTTGCCCGACAGTTCATTGACCAGGGCCAGCACACCGCCGCCCGTCAGGGTCAGGCCCGCGAGGCCGTTTGATACCGAAGCTGTGGCGATGCGGCTGCCATTGCCAGCAAGGGACAGGAGCGAGGCCGCTGTACGTTCCGGCGCCAGCGCGCGGACGGCTTGCGCGGCAATGGCCTCGGCAGTGACAGGTCCAACCTTGCCGTCAGTGACAAGGTCATGATCCGCCTGAAGCGCCATCACGGCATCGCGCAGCAGCTTGCCAAAAATGCCGTCAATTGCGCCGGGCTGATAGCCCAGTTCCTTCAGCTCCTGCTGCAACACGCGGACTTTTGGTCCACGGTCGCCAAATTTGACGAGCCCAATCGGAACGTCAGGGGTGCCGATACCAGTGCCAGCAGCTGCTTCGGTGGTGTTCACCCAACCCATGGGTCGCATAGGCATTGGCATTCGCCCTTTCATATCAAGACCAAGGACGTTGCGATAATCGAAAACCGGGCATGTCTTGTTTGCGACTTCGCAATGACCATGAAAGGTGACGTTGCCCTGGTAGGCGCGGTTGATCTGATCGCAAAGGTCACGCAGAGCGTCAAACTGCTCTTGGGTGAATTTGTCCACGGCAAGACCATGCAGGCAGATCGCGATGGTGCGGGTGTTGTTTCCGCCCTGGGCGGCGGGGACCTTTTCAAGGTCGCGCCCATCTTCGACAAGGGCGGATTTTCGGATGAAGAGATGGTAGCCGATGCCGCTCCATCCGCGCTCACGGTGCAAGCGGTCCATCGTGGCCGCGTTGTCGTGTTCGGGATTATCCGATGCCGAGCAATGGATGAAGACGCGGCTCACGGGGCGGTTTGGCTTGGTGAAAATGAAGGACATCGGGTTTCCTCGGTTCAGAGTTGACTCTGTTCGAGGTTTGCCTGAAGCGGCGCAGCAACTGGACCGGACCTATGTCCGGCCCGTCAATCCTCAAAGAAATTGAGGTTGAGCTGGCGCTTGTCGGTGCGGACTTTCCGATTGGCCACGCGGCGGACATGCCGCCCTGATATGCCAAGGCGTTCGGCAATTTCATTGCGAGTGAGGCCGTCGGCCTCCAACTCAGCAATCTGACGTTTAACGGACTGACCGCGCGCATGCGGAATGTAGATTTCGGTGCTTCCCAGAAACTGGCAGAATGCGCGAGCCTGCTCCTCCCCAAGGGCTGCTATGATCTTGTGGCCGGGCTTGGGAACTTTCGGAAATCGCCTTTGCTGTCCGCCGAAATGCGCCATCAGCTTCAACGCCACGGGCATTCCGAAGATCTCTGCCACGTCGACCAGCGACGGTGGGATATCATCAATGCGGACAGGAAGGTTCTCAGACATCACAGATGTCCTGCCGATCAAGGAGATCAGCGCCATGCAAACCGTGATGGAAGGGCCAGCTGCTCACTTGCGGGCCTTTCCACGACGTTCCATGGCCTTCAACGCCTCTATCACCGGGGTGGCCTCGGCGTAGCTGAGAAGATCCGGATCGATAGTGATCGTGGTGTCGCCCGGGGCAACGATGCCCTGGCAAAAGGCCCGCAGGGCGGTGCGTGATCCGTCCTGGATGACATCAAGCTTTTTGCAGGAACTCCACAGCGCCCAGATTAAGCGCACGTAGGGCCGGGTGGAGGCTGGCAGGCGCTTGCCCCCGGCCTTCACCCGAAACCCCAGACGTTTCAGCTCCTTGATCACTTCGTCCTTCTGTCCGCCCGACATGACGCGCAGAGAAGCCTTCCCGGTCACACGGCAGAGCATCGCGCGGTAGTCATCCTCCTCCAGACCGAGCTGAGCTTTGGCGATGTTGATGATGGCATTGTGGTTCATGGTTCAGTCCGAACCGATGCGGGACACAGGGCGACCGGCGTTGACACCCCGCGAAATGTTCACACGACTGCCAGCCGCGTATCCCGCTGCAGCAGCGCTGCCGAAACGCATCTTCTTGCTCGACGTCGCGGAGGATGTCGTTCCCGGCATGCGTATTTGCAGGACCTCCTTTGCCTTTTCAAAGGCTTCATCCGATACAGAGGCCGCGAACATCTCCAAAAGGCGCTGACGCAGGCGAAACACCAAAGCTGCGGTAAAGTCGTGCGCCGCCGCGCGTCGCGTCCCGACAGTACGGCGCCGCTTGTACTCGCGAGATGCCTTGAAGGTCAGGATTTCCCGATCGATGCTCCGATTCAGAACCTCAACCAGATAGCAGGCGATCTCCGGCCCTGGCGCATGCCCGATGAAGGTCACGACCGGGTCCCAACTGGTGTCCAATACAGGCGCAGAGTTGGTGCATCGGCCAATCGTGCCCCAAAGGGGATCTCGGGGTGAATGACCTTTGGTCCGGATAGGGGCTGCCTGCTCGTCGAACTCGACATCCTCTTGCGAGACGCCGTGCTCAAGCATCAGCTGCGCCGCCTTTTGGGCCGCTGCCAGTGCCTCGGCCTCCGAAGCCCCGACATTGCCAGCCTTGCTCAACAGCGCGGCAATCTTCTTGCGAATATCCTCACCCATGAGTGCACCGCGCGCAAAGGCCGTCGCTGTCTGCACAGGGCTTGAACTGCCGGTCGCACAGACGGCATGATTCGGTATCGCCATCCGAACGTCTGCGTTGCTTGTTGGCCCATTTTCCGCGCAGTGACGGAAACTTGAAGCCCATATCGGCGGCGACATCCTTGACGGTTTCCCCGGCGCGTATCCGCAAAAATGCCGTTTCAAGATCAGGTTCACCGGAAACAGCCGGCAAATTGGTCTGGACGTCTTCGATCGTTGCCGGTGTGTTGTCTGCGATGTGTTTGGCCCACTTGCTCTTGAGCAGGTGAAGGGGGACGCGCAGATCATCTGCGACAGCGCCGATTTTTTCGCCCTGGTCGATCCGCTCAAATGCCAGATCGAAATCAACATGGCTGCTTGACGCGACAGGCCCTGCTGGTTCGTCCTGGACCGGCGTCGGCTGGACTGCCTGAGCCACCGATCCGTGCAGTTCGGCGCGGGTCATGGCGTGATCATGCGGCGCTTCTGTGGGTTGGGATGCGGGCTCTGCATATTCATCCCACATCGGCTTCGAAATGGGCCGGTACGGGTCATGTGAGTAGCGTACACCTCCTATTCTTACGTTGCGCACCAGTTTGAAAGGGGGCGTTTCCGCGTCGCCATGTTCCACGAGGATGCCGCAAATCCGATCGGCATGGATGCGATCGACAAACGTGGCGATTACAGTGGGAATATTCTCGACGAGGTCGACGGTTCCGTCGGCTCGATCGCGCAGTTCGTATCCAGTCATGACTTTGTCTCCAGCTGCTCATCAGGACGGGGCCACAACACCCCGCCGACCGGCCCTGCTGGGGCCGGTTTCGCGTCAAGTGTCAGGATTTCTTGACGGCCTTGCTGGCCCGGAAAACCATGGTGCGGCTCTCGGGGATCTGGATCGTCTCACCGGTCGAAGGGTTGCGGCCCTGGCGGGCCTTACGTGTGCGCGCTTCGAACTGACCAAAGCTGGCAAGGGCAACCTTTTCACCGTCGTCGGTGTAGGACTGGATGCGTGACAGGACGGCGTCGACCACTTCCGCCGTCTTGGTTTTGGGAAGACCGACATCTTGCGAGATGGTTTCGATCAGGATGGCTTTGGTTATTTTGCTCATGATATCCTCCGAGCGTTGATGTGCCTCGCACAATGCGGGGCATCGGGTAATGTCAGGATGGCAGGCGCAGCAGGCCGCGCGCTTCCAGAGACTTGGCGGTTTCCAGCCAGGTCTGACGATCGTCGTGCCACGTGGTGACAGCGGGCAGTTCACGGATCATCTGAACGGCGCGCTCGGCCAGATCGGTGTTCTCCGGATAGGTTGTCCGGATAGGAACGCCGAAAAAGACATGCATTTCGGCCTCCAGCGCCGCCCAGTCCGCCAGCAAAAGACCCTCTTCTAGGGAGGCGCTTTCAACGCCCCAGAAGACGGCGATCTGCTCGTCGAGTTCAATTTTCGCGCGTCGGATGGCATAGTCGATGGTCTCTGCCGCGCCGGGTGTCATCGGAGCTTTCAGCAGATGAACGGCGGGAGATGTGATGTCGCCCAGGAACACCTCATGCGCGTCATGCAAAAGGCCCCATGCTTCCAGATCCGGCGGGCAAAGCCGCGAGACAATCACGGAATGTGCCGCAACCGACCAAGTCCCTGGAGTGCGTCCATTGAACCGATTGATCTTGGACAACCCGTCCGCGATCACGGTGGCCACCACGTCGCCTGACGTCAACGCCATGAGGTCGACGGTGCCCTGCATTGTGTGAAACGGAATACCCATATCCTGGCTCACAGCTTTGCAATGTCGAGCGGCACACCGACCATCTTGTCGGTGCCGGGCTCACGCTTGTAGAAGCGCACATAGGTGGCACTGCCTTTGACGATCACCGCGTTGCCGATCGCATCCATCGCCTGCTTCCAGCGCGCATCGGGATTGCCCTTCTCGTCCTTCATGTCGAGTTGACGCAGACCCAACACGCGAGCCGTGTCGATGTTGCCTTTCTCGACCTGGAAGGCATGATTGATCAGAGCGCGCACATTGTCGTTGCTGCCTTCAGACCAGGACTCGATGCATTCGTCGATCAACGCCTTGGCTGCACCCAGCTCGGGGCCGAAGCCGGTGGTTTTGTTGACCGCAACCTTCACCTCGATCGAACCGTCATAGCTGCGGAAGCTGATGTTGCCGCCAGCACCGCCCACTTTCGCTCCGTATTGATCGAAAATCAGTTGCTGAGCGGCCAGCGTCTCCTCAAACGCGGTTTTCTTGAACTGGCGGATGACCTGCTGCACACTTTCCGCCCCTGCCATCAGGCGACGGGACAGTTCGTCTTTCATCTTGTCTTCGGGCTTTACCCGATCGCTGGGGACGCGGTGGCCCTGGGAGTTTTCCCACCAGCTCTGTTCTTTGAGATCGTTCATTGGTCTTTTCCTTTCGGGGTTTCAGGAACTTGAGGTTTCGGGTTCTGGCTGCAGCTCTGGCAGGCGCGCCAATGGCGCATGCGCTCGGCACTGCCGGGTCGCTCAGACGCGGCGTGTCGGGCGCAAATGATGCGGGGAAGGCCGGTGTGCAGATGCGGGCAAAACACCTGATCCTTGTACTTGGACAGGATGATGCCGGCGTACTTCACCTGAACCTTGTCAAGCCGCGCGGGATAGGTCCCGCTGATCAGCATCGACAGTGACGGGCGGCTCATGCCGATTTCTTCCGCCACCTGCGTTATGGTGCGGCCCTGCGCGACCTGCGCCTTCAAAAGGGCAAGCCATTCGGGATCTTCCAGCATCAATCCGGTCAGTCCTGACATGGCACGTCCTCCTCAAGATTGAAGTCGTGCAGCATGCCCGTCCTGGCGACGTGGACCGGAGCGATCGGGCCGGTATCCTTGACTAGGCGATAGCGCTTGAACCCTGGGCTGGTTTTGGCAACGCCCGGTGTACGCCGGGCGGAAACAACAACATACCCGGCCCGCTGCAGAATGCCGAGAAAGCGCGACAGATTACTGACATGGCTGCCAATGCCATCATCCGCATCGCTGATCAGATCGGCCATGGTGAACGTGCGCCGCACCCGCATGCCGCGCCAGGCGCGAGTACGAAACGTATCGCGGCGTTTGCGCGCCACCTTGTTCGGGCCGTTTGGTCCGGAGGTGATAAGGATGTTCTGTGTGAGCGCCTCTCGCCCTTTCAGGCTGAGCACATACTCTCCCAGTTTGGACCGCGTCAGATATCCATGGCCGATCAGGATCGCTGCGGTATTCGAGACGGACCTTGCGGATGTGTTCAGGGACTCGGCAAGCTCTGCTGTCTGATGGGACGCACCGTCAGAAAACTGACGCAGCAAGAGTGTGGCCTTACTGACTTGTGGGGCAGCGTCCGACATTATGCGGCCTCCGGAACAACGATTGCATTACCCGAATTTCGGTCGCTCATGATGACCTGACCCTGCATGTCGGCCAGCGTGACACCCTCAGCGCCGCACTCGGACCGCAAGCCGAAGCGCTCGATATGGGCGATGGCCTCAAGGATCTCGCGGTTGAAGCCCCGGCTGACCTTGCAGACAAACCGTGCGAGATCATCAGCCACCGGCACTTCGCACCGACCGGAAATCAGCGCCTTGGTGTCCTCGATGTTCGCAGGCATGAACCGCACCTTGCGCGGGGCGCGGCTTTCGATCTGGGGGAACCGGCGTAGGTTGTCGCGCAACCGCCCCATGCCGACCAGGATCACCGGGATTTCATGACGATCCGAAAACCCGCGCAGGGTCTCCATGATTTCCTTGCGGCTGGACACCAGATCGCATTCGTCGATCACGATGCCGAACTGCTTCCCGGCAATCTCATTCTCGCTGATCCGTTCGTTCAGCGCTTCCTTGACTTGCAAATGGCGATCGTACTTGGTCCGGTGCGGGTCCTTGATAGACAACTCGTTGAGCAGTTCCTTGATCAGGAAGCTGTAATTCCAGCCTTCATCAGCCCGCAGGTAAATGCTGCCGGTCTGCGCCACCCAGCGCGAGACCATCGTGGTCTTTCCAAGGCCGGGTTCTCCGTCCACCACAACCATGCTGGCTTCGACCGCGCCGCGTTCTTCGACTGCCGACAGTGCGGTCATGAAATTGCGGACGTTACGCGTCTCGACAAATCCGGGTTTCATAGTATGCTCTCCTCAGTTCTCGTTTCTACGTTCGGATGTCAGGCGACGGCGGTACGGAGGAGGGTTCGAAGCGCCTCCACGTCGATGCCTGACATTCTAAACTTTTCTCGCGCCGACTCGCGGCGCAGGCATTCCCTCAACAAAGCGGACTGTTTCTGGGTCATTTCTTCGGGATTTCTCAGGATGAAGGCCGCCAGCTCCTCATCGCTGCCAAAGGTGCGGCGGCGGGCGGGCTGGGGTGCAGCGGGTGCGTGTTCGTCCGCAACCACCTTCAGGCTGACTGGCTCCCGGATCGGCATGTCTGCAAGCGGCATCGGCGCCGGATCGATCTGCTCAATGAGGTACGGTCTGGTCCGTTGCTCCTCGATATCGCGCGACTTCCTATCCAGGCGATTGAGCTGACCTTTCACGCGATTGTTTTCCGCCGCGATTTGCGCGGTGCGTGGGATATAATCGGTGCGGTTTCCGGCAAATTTGGCGACACAGATCAGCCTTCCAGGCTGACCAAGCTCACGGTCCAGTTCACGCACCCAGACCTTGCTGGCATCCGTATGGTCATAGCCGACCAGCACCTCTTCGCCGTGGTAGGCCTCAAGCGCGAGGTGGAAATAGGTGTTGGTGTTCCATTGCACCTCGGCCCGGCGCGCGATGCGCATCTCGTAGGGGCGGAACAGATCGTCCTGAATGTCTTCGTCGACCGGAACCGGTTCGAAACCATCCGCCACATGCTGCGCCCAAGCCTCGTTTGGCGTGAGATGCCGGAAGTTTCCAGTTTCTGGGTCCTGATAGCGGGGAAGACCTGAATGTGGCGTGTCGTTATAACGCGTCACAGCCACCTGACACAGCGTCAGGAAATCGGCCCAGGGCATCAGAAGGCGGCTCTGGCCGAACTCCTTCAGATCGGCGCGCGAGGCCTTGTGAAAGCTTTGTTTGGCTTCCTTGTCCATTTCTGCGCCCAGATATGAGGGCAGTTTTTGCGCCAGCGGGTTCCAGACCGTGCGGTTGAACCGCTCGATGATCCCCTTGGCCTGCGAATTATAGGGCAGCGCGTGCATCTTGGTGATCGACAACCGGCCCATCAGACCAATCGTCGTGTCATCAATCGCCTTGTTTTTGTAGCCCGCACCCCGGTCGGTATAAAAGATCGCCGGAATGCCGTGATCGACACAGCTGTTGCGCAGGGCTTCAGTCACGGCGCGGGTATCTTCCTTGCGCGAAAGGGAAAAGCCGACGCATTTGCGGGTGGCCACGTCCAGGATCGATGTGATCTCGGGTTTCATTGCCTGGTGTGTCTTCCAGTCGGCAATCTCGGCATCGAACGTCTTGCCATCTGCCGTGTAAACCGTGGTGGGCAGCAGGTTCTCGGTCGAGCGGCGCACAAAGGCCAGACGCGACCGCAGGGTCAGCAGACCCTCGCGCCCGACATTGCGCTCGATGTTGTTGAGCTTGACCTTCAGGGTATGGCGAACCTGCTTCAGCGTCAGCGCTTTGGACGGATCTTCCAGCTCATCAAGATAGTCCTTCAATGCCTCTGTTACACAGGGCTTGGTGGGCAGTGCATAATATCTCAGGAAGGCGTCAAAACCGGCGGGCAGCGGCTCAGCGGTCCTGGTCACTGCCGGGGCAAGGCCAGCCACTCCGTTATCCGCATAGGCCTTTGCCCAGGCGTAGATCGTGCTGCGGCCAACCTTGCTCGATCCTGACGCACGGTCATTGGCTGTGGCCAACGTCTTGGCTGTCAGGCCGAACCCTTCGGGAATTGGGGCGAACAGTTTTACCTCGCGCCCCAGCAGAGCCACCTGGTCAAGATCGACATGCCCGCCGGTGTCACGCTCGCGTTCCGCCGCCAAAAAGGCTGCATATTCATCTTGCGCCGCCATAAACGTCCGCACGACGCTTGCCATGGTTTGGCCATGGGCCAACCGGTATCCACGCAACGCCAGCAGAATGACAGAGCGGCTCTCCATGGCCATTCTCTGACGGGCTCTCAGGGACATCACATTGCTCTGCTTGGCCAGCTCGCAATCTCGCTCCGCAATTTTCGCGATGTCTTTGATGTGGTAGGCGCGCGAAAATTTGCCCCGGATTGCCACCCGAAAACGCTCGGACAGAAGGGAGATGTGATACTCCATCCCGCCGCCGCCCTGTTGGCCGACCCGTTTGCGCGCCGAGCTGACGGGAAGATCGTTCCAGCCCTCCCGCTTGATCCGGCGAATGACGGCGCTTTCAGATTGCGGAAACGACGTCAACCGTAGCTCTTTGGCCAGATCGGCAAGCTCACGGGCGGTATAAAAATCAGAGCTCATCGGTTGGACCTCCGGCGGCTGCGCAACAGCTGGCGGCGCGCCTCCATCTCTTCGAGATGATCGTCCAGCAAACGCTCTTCGATCACATCGGCATATTCCGTTTCGATCACCGTCAGGCCGAACTCTCCGGGCACGAACCCCAGCAGCTCCATGGCTCCGGTCGCCTGCACCAGCGCCACAAAGGCATCCAGCGGCAGGCGGTGATCGGTTGAAGCCTCAGATGACCACTTGTGCAGCATCGCCTCGGACACCGATCGCCCGAGGAACTCGCTCATGACCTTGGCCACATCGGCCCGGCTCATATTGCGGTCATCCCGTGCATCCCGCAGCGCTCGCGCCACCAGGCGGGCGATGCGGTTGTCCAGCGGCCCGCGACCCGCAACGTCAGATCCGTAGCCGACCGCCACCTTGGGCGGCTCCCAGGCGAACAGATCTTTCGTGAGGGGGTCGCGGTAGCGCGCCATAATCAGAGCCGCCCTGTCCGCTTGAGGGCAGCAATCAGACGGTCGGCATGCTCTTCAACAACAGCGTCCAGCACCGCATCCTCGGCATTGCTCAACACTTTGGTCAGCGCCTTGGTCTTCTTGTCGATCTCGCTGATCGGGTTCCCGTCAGAGATCAGGTCCAGCGCCGCCTGCACTCCGTCTGCCGTGATCTCGGGGTCCTGGATCAGATCCATGAGCTTGACCTGCGTCTTGGCAGTCTGTTCGGACAACAGCTTCAGTTCGGTCTGCTTACGCGCCATGGGGGTGCCGACAAGACGGCGGCGCACGGCGGGCGCAAGGTCGGACCAAATCTTGACGGCAAGCTGAATGGTACGGGTATTGAGGCCAATCGCCTTGGCAGTTGCCTCTGCAAAACCGAAGATTTGCATGTTTTCCTGAGCATTTTCGGAAAGACGAAAAGTTTTCGTCTTTGGTGAAGCCGCACCGTGCTTCGTCTCGGGATGCAGCCGTTCGTAAACCTGCTTCAGGTCATACAGGTGATGACAGCGGTCCAGTGCGGTCAGCTCATGCCGCCCAAGGTTCTCCATGACCTCTTCCAGCCGCGCCTCGTCATCGGTGGTGGCGGCGGACAGGCGAGCGGGGATATGGCTGCGCTCAAGCCGTTCAAAGGCCGCAACGCGGTGCAGCCCGGTGACAAGGCTGTAACCGTCAGCAATCTTGCGCAGCGTGATCGGGTTGGTCAGCCCCTGTTCGGCGATGATCCCGGCCAGACCATCGGCCCAGTCCTGATCGAGCGCACGTGCGCGGGTATCCGGTATCGTGATCTCGCCAAGGGCGACATCAAAAATCTGATTTGTCATGTTTTGCCTGTTTTAACTTGGTGTTTCTGACGACGATTTTCGTTGACCGCCGCCAGCCAGAGAAACGTTCAGCTCAGCAACATCTGCCCCGTGCGTCGTGGCGCGAAAGCAAATGTTGTGGTAAGTTTGCGGAACCGGGCGGCGTTACCAGCGCCACCCGGGACCTTCATCACCAACCGCAACAGCCAATTGGAGACGATTCGAATGAGTGGAAGCATGAAATCTGGCAGCACTGGACCGCTGAGCAGGTACTTAGGGAGCGTGGGGCCAAGACAGCCGTCGGTGCTCGCAACGCATCCCGACAAACCATGGACGGGTCCAGGCCCACGACAACCACAGTCACCGCCAACACCACCAATCAAAAAGAGCTGACTATGACTCCTGATCGCGAAAACATCCGTTTCAACGTCTTGCGCAATGCCCTCTACCATACCGCAAGACGTCGGACGCTGGAGCGATGGAGCCGGATCTTCAACTTCATGGTGGTCGTGCTTGGCGCGGCAGCAGTCGGAAATGTCGTGGAAATCTACGGCATTCCGCAACACTGGGTCGGGATGTCTGTTGCCATCATCGGCGCGCTGCAGCTTGTCTTCGACTTCGGTCGGCAAGCGCGGGACCATCAGACCTTGCAGCGCGACTACTTCTCTCTTTTGGCTGAGATCGAGGCCGCGCCATCCGCCGATAGCGACACTTGCGCCGGATGGTATAGCCAAATGATCCGTATCAGCGCTGACGAACCGCCCATCCTGCGCGCACTGGACGCCAAAGCCTACAACGATGCCTTGGATGCGAGTGGCAGTTTTGATAGCACCGAAAGGCTGGAAATTCCGTTCTTTCATCGCTGCATTGGCGGCTTTGTCGCTTTCGAGGGTTACAATTTCCGAAAGCTGAGTGAGGTTTCGCGCGGCTGAAGAAGTCATGCCACCCACCAGCGCGCGACGATCCAGATAAGGAATGAGACCCACACCAGCGCTGCGATTTTCATCCACAGTGCGGGCTTCCAGACCCCCTTGGTTCCGTCATCTTCGATGTCGTGGAACTCTTCAGCGATGGTATCGGGAGCATAGACCGCCTCGATCTTTTCAGCCGCGGCGCGCTCATCCAGCACAGCCAACATCTTGCGGGCCGACTGCACATCCATCCAGTCACCATGCCTCAGAAGATAGCTCGTTGCCGCCCGCAGCGATGAATCTGTGACTTTCCCCGCAGACCCCAGAACCCGTCGTGCAGCGCCCACCTCGGCGCATGCCTTCGACACCGGCAGGATATGCGGCTCGACAAACCCCAACACCTTGTCCAGAGGTTGGCCGTTCTCTGACACCACCGCGCTCATTCTGCTGCAATCCTGTCAGCGCCCCGGGCGCGTTTTTGACTGTCCACCGGGGTGTATTTGTTGGTATCGAGGATGCGGGGACGCTTCTGCGGATAGCGACTCGGCCAAAGATCTTCGGGCTTTTCGCCAATGAATTCGGCGACGGCCTTTTGGGCATGGTAATTCGGGCGGGTCTTGAGCTGACCACAGGCGTCCTCATGAACGCCGGTACGCTTGGACAGCTCTGTAAAGGTCATGCCCTGGCGGTGGACTTGGGCCTTGATGGCCTCCCAGTCCATTTTCGGAGCTTTGGTCGGATCGTGCTTGGTCATGGGACTCTCCAAGAGGGCGCCAGCGCTGCAACGCTGGCGTCTTTTAAGGTATGAAGTCGGAAACAAGGCCGTTTAGCGCGGCCTGTAGATAAGGTTAAATTACGTTTGCGTTTTTGTAAAGCGCAAACGTAATTTATTGTGGGTGAAATTGGCTAGACCAGAAGCAGCGCCTAAAACTCCTTTAGCTGAAAGGCTTAGGTTGATTAGAGTGAACGCTGGCGATCTTGATCGCGAGGTAGCGGCCGCTCGATTGGGTATAGGTAAAAGCACAATTGCGCATTACGAGCGCGGCGACAGAACCCCTGATGCTGAGGTCCTAAGATCTTACAGCAAGGTGTTTGGTATTGATCTGAATTGGCTTATTTGCGGGGAATCTCTCGCACAGCGATCCGTCAAAGATGCGGATGAATTCATCCGCATACCACGTTATGACGTAGCTGCCTCTGCTGGCCCTGGAGTCGCACCAGACTCAGAGACACTCTCTGGCGTTATAGCGTTTGACCAAGCGTTCCTGCGCAGCCTTGGGACCGAGCCGGACAAGTGTTCTGCCATTTCCGTTAGGGGGGACAGCATGGAACCGACAATATCTGACGGGGCTGTCATCATCATAGACCATAGTCAGGCCACCATAAAAGATGGCGGTATATACGTGCTGAATGTTGGTGATGATCTTCTGATGAAGCGCATAAGACGGAGACTCGACGGATCAATCGAGCTAGTTTCAGATAATATTTTATGTCCAACCGAGACCATCTCCGCAGATAGTGTAACGCAGCTTCGCGTGATCGGGCGTGTGGTCTACTTTTGCAGGGAGCCATGATGTCAGAGGTCTACGATACGCGCCTTCAATTTAGCGACAGCGAATTCGATTTGAAGGATTACCTGCGTGAAGCGCTCGATAAATGTCCGGTCAAACTAGAGATAGACTTCGATCTCTTGGTCTCGTTTGCGGTACGTCGCTACCACGGTAACTACATTAAGGCTCACGAGTGGAAGGGCTTGGACGAAGAGCTCGTCAATCTTATCGTTGGAAGAGCGATTTCATGGGCTTGGTCAGAGGCTCGTATAGAGCAGATCATTGACTTGGACTTTACTCGCTGGTTTCGGTTCATCGAATTTCGCCATGACGTATGTGCTTGCTCTAAGGCAAAGGCTATGAACGCGATGGGCTTGTTTGGGCCAGAAAGTCTTGCACGAATTCCCTTAGATGGATGCTGGCTTGCACAATGCGCTTGTGAATATCGTACGATATCCAAACGAGATCTGAAGGACAGGGGCCTTGAAAACCTCTTATAGCTTAATCGACTAGCTCTTCCCCTTCGCCCGCCGCATGCGCCTGATGGCCCGGTTCATTATGCGCTGGATTTCCTCGGTAAACTCCCGATCTCGCGCTTTTAATCTCTGACGCCGCTCATAGATTACTTCAACACGTTGCTTTTCTTCGTCTTTCAGGTGGTCTTTCCATTCAGACATAAAGCGTCTCCCACTGTACAAAACCACGATATATGCCTGTTTTCGCCATTTTGTACAGTGTTTGGCACTTGATGGCATGAATTCGGCCAGATGCGACCGCATCAGGGCAAGACGGCCCTGCATGTTCCTGTTATGTTCCGATTATCAACATCAAGGAACCTGCCGTGACTGACACTCTTGAACCCGTCTCGCCCATCCGTCCAATTGCGCCATGGTTGGGCGGAAAACGCATTCTCTCCAAACGCATATGCGCCCTGATCGACGAAATCCCGCATACCACATATGCCGAACCCTTTGTTGGCATGGGCGGTATCTTTCTGCGCCGCACCAGGCGGCCCAGGGCCGAGGTGATCAACGACTTCGGGCGGGATATAGCCAACCTTTTCCGCATCCTGCAGCGCCACTATCCGCAGTTTCTCGACACGCTTCGGTTTCAGCTGACGGTACGCGCCGAATTCGAACGCCTGGTGGCAACAGTGCCTGATACTCTGACAGATCTTGAGCGGGCAGCACGGTTTCTCTACCTCCAGCGCACTGCCTTTGGCGGCAAGGTCTCGGGCAAGAATTTTGGCGTGTCCGCTGACCGATCTGGCCGGTTCAACCTCACGACACTTGAGCCGATGCTGGAAGATCTGCATACCCGACTGTCCGGCGTCGTAATCGAATGCCTGGACTATGCTCAGTTCATCACACGCTACGACAAACCAACTACGTTCTTTTACCTGGACCCGCCCTACTTCGGATCAGAGGACGATTACGGCAAGGACATGTTCAGCCGCGCTGACTTTGCCCGCTTGGCAGTCCAGCTGGCGGCGCTCAATGGCCACTTCCTGATGTCCATCAACGACACCCCCGAGATCCGCCAGACCTTTGCCGGTTTTGCCCTGGCAGAAGTCACTGCCAGATACACGGTCGGGCCGGTATCAAGAGGGGCAGATCGATCCGAGTTGCTGGTCAACAACTTCGGCTTCAGCGGGTAAGGCCGATGCCTTTGCCGTCAGGAAATGCCCCAATTTTCGATTTCCTGACGGTCAGACCTTGGTTCAACGCCAGTACGTCTCTCATATTTAATAAGTTACTGAAATTGTTTGCTTTTCTCAAGGTCTGACGCAGACCTCAAGGTCTGACCGTCGCGTCAGACCTTGAGGTTTCAGTTTTAAGCTTACCACGCTGCTTCAAATCACTATTTTTTGGCCTCTGAAGAGCTTCGCCTTTGCTATAAGCCTTTGGTTGCAAAAGGTTCTGCATTTGCTCACCAATGCGGCGAGATGCGCTCTTCCTGCGATTATATCGCCATGAAATTGCACCGAAACGCGCGCTTTTGTGCCAATTCTCACTGCACTTCGTCCAAATCCAAACGGGGCAATACGCCCTCTTTTTTGGCAAAATTTTATGTCACACCAATACGTTAGCTTGGATTCCACCCTCATAGACGCTGTGTCCAGAAGCTAGTGTCCCCCTACACAGTGCCCAGCCCATACGCAGACCTCGCCCCGGACCAGTGGGCCCAAAAGACCCAAGAATTGATTGACGAGCACCCGCTCGACCCGGACGACATCGTTGACACTGTGCTGACCTGCTGGACAGCGATCTTTGAATCACGCCTAGGCGGCAAATTCAGGATCGGACACGATATACAGCCTAAGCCCCAGATCATGGGCTTCCTGCTTCATGAGTTGATCCCCCTTGAGCTACAATCGCGGCATGCGGGTCAATGGCGACCTGAGAAGGACAAGGTAGACAAAGACCTAGTGTACATCCCTGACTCAGGCTTGTCGGTGGAGTTAAAGACCTCCTCGCACGCCTCCCAGATTTTCGGAAACCGGAGCTACGCCCAACCGCAGCAAGGCGCAGGCAAGAGCAAGGATGGCTACTACATGACTGTGAACTTTGAGAAGTTTAGCAAGGATGGCCTGCCCAAGGTGCGGCTGGTCCGTTTCGGCTGGCTTGACCACACCGACTGGATTGGGCAGGCGGCGGCGACCGGTCAGCAGGCGCGCATCCGCCCGGGGAGTGACCGGGCGAAGCTATTGCGGCTCTACAGCAGCGCTGGCTGAGAAAGGGCAGCCGTGAGCCGCTCTGCCGTGAGGTCCACGTAGTCCGCGCGTATCTCAAAGCCGATAGTCTGTCGTCCGGCCCTCAGTGCAGCCTCAGCCAGCGAGCCGGAGCCCATGAAGGGATCAAGGATTACATCGCCTGGTTCGCTACACGCCCTGATTATCCGATCCACTACAGCAGTGGGGAACTGGGCGGGATGCGATGTCCGCTCCTTGGAGGCGCGGTTGCGGCCCGATGTCACCTTGGGGAACTGCCATACATCGGTCGGGTTCTTGCCGAGCGGATTGCATTTGAGCTTACCATTTTTACGCTGGTTGGGATATTTCACGTCCGGGTCACGCACGGCGTCAAGGTTGAACGTGTAGTTGTCCGGGTCCTTCACATACCAAAGAAACTTCTCGTTACGTGGCGAGAATGAGTGTTTGTTGGCCACCCCCGCACCGTAGTTCCAGACCACCTCTTGGATCATGTAGAACGGTACCCGGTCCCAGAGGAGATAGGGAATGGGGACTGCCTTTGCGCGGCCAGGGAGTGACAGGTATCCAAGGTTGAGCCAGAAAGCTCCGCTGGGCGAGGTTGCACGATGAGTAAGCTCAATCCACCTCTCGCACCAGTCGATATAGTCCCCGACCTCGCGCACCTCCTCATAGGACTTGCCGATGTTGTAGGGTGGCGACGTTACCGTGAGCGGCACGGCTCCTTCAGGCAACTCCGACAGCAAATCCATGCAGTCGCCACGGTAGACGGCCCAGTTGTCGCCGCTCCGGTCGGGGCTTCCAAGCACCTCTCTCAATTCCTCTAAATTCATTACGTCTCTGTCCTTTAAGTTGGCTTGTTTTTAAACGATTTACATCGGGATGTCTCTAAGCGTCCTGCATCTTGTGGTCGGTCGGTCGCGCCATGCTCAGTCTTGCGCCAGTGGGCCCGGTCGCGGGCGAGGTTTTAGAACGCCTCGCAGAGGGCGAAGCCCGGAGCGAGGATGTAGGATGCCCAAGGGGACAGCAGCGGGAGGGCTATGACCGGTAGCAGCAGCGCGGCCCAGAGTGGGACCGCCAGCTCTCCGCCAGACATGTTGCATGGCGAGCCTCGGGGATATGAACAAAAAGTGAACATACGTCCGGTCTAACCCGCTGCTGTGCAGCCTGTCTAGGCTCATCACCGCCCCACGACGCGAAAAGTCATTCAACAACAGTGCCTTGTTCGAATTGCTGCGACGCGGCGCTTGCTCAGGGTAAACTCGTGATTGACTCACTTTGAAATGCCGATGTAAATTTCAATCAGCAGCAAGCGGTCGAACCGAAGCTGCCGGGCGGGCCTTGGACGGGTCCCGAAACCATAGATGCCAGTTGGCCCCTACGGGCCGAAAACCGCCAATGGTGCCGACAAAGATCATCGCAAACATTTGCGCTGGCTTGTCGGCTTTTTTGTGCGTCCATGCCGCCCAACCCGACTGCTAGCGCTCCAAACCAAAGGAGCCATACGGATGGCAGAACTATCCCTTGACGAAGCGCTGGACGCGCTGAACGCGGCGAGGACCTTCCTCAACCCCGATGCTTTGTACATCTTCATCTGCGGCGACAATGAAGCTGTCGGCGTTGAATGGATACCGGACGTACCGGACGGCCTGCTGAGTGGCTACATCGCGACGGTCGAAGCCGCCGCCGATGTCGTTACAGGCGCGATGGATGAGTTTTTCCTAACCGAGGATCACCGGGGCCGCTGGACCTTGGTCCCCTTCATCTGAAACCTCGCGCCGCCCGGCGCGGTGTTGGGCGGCGCTGCACTTCACATCATAGGAGATTCACTATGGCGACCTACTGGCGCAGCGGCGAAGGCCGCAAGATCATCGACACCACGGGCCATTGGGTTCTTGCAGTGGCGGCCCTTCGGGGTCTCACAATGTGGGACTATATCGAAGAGCGGTGTTCGCTGGCAGAGCTTGGCGTGGCGGCAGACGAGGCGGCACGGACGCTTAAGCCGCTGATCCCCGATGCCCATATCCACTACAACGAGCACGGCGGTAGCAGCCGGGTTTACGATAGCTGGGAGGAATGGTTCAGCCACCGGCTGCGCAACCGCATCTTCTATTTCTTCCACAAGCACCATCCCGATGGGGGCACCTACCGCTGCCTCGCGGAATGGCCTTTGGCAGAGCCGATGCGCCCGGGTTTGGCTGCTACAGAAAACCTAAAGGATGCGGCGACGACTGTAGTGGAAACGCCGCAGGACCCGCCGATTGCGGTGGCGGCAGAATAAGCCGCCACCCCGAAAACGCCGCGCCGGCTCGAACCGGCGCGGCCCATCTTTTCAGGCGTCTGGGGGCGGCACCAACCGCACCCCGGATACTGCCGGTTGCAGGGTTCTGACAGTGAGAGGCAAATTCTCACTTGGCTATTACCGCCTTGACCCCAATTTGCCGATGATGTTCAGTGCTATCAGGTTGAAATTTTTTATATTTGGTGGCTACTTTCATGAGAGAGATTGGAGCTTGCATATATTGCGGCTCGTTAAATTCCTTAACTGATGAGCATTACTTCCCCTTGTCGCTAGGCGGGACAGATATTTTGAAAAAGGCTTCCTGTACAGAGTGCGCAAAAGCGATAAACTCAAGGATCGAAAGCAGAGTTCTGGGCTCTCAATTGGCTAATTTCAGGCGGAATCTTGGTCTTCCAAGTCGCCGCAATAAAAAAGCAAAGGGTAAGCCCGGGGTATATCGAGACACGTTAGGTCGAACTTTTACGGTACCCGCAAAGGACGCTCTAACTGCTGCATTGATATACGAGCTTTGTACCGCTGGGGTGCTTTGTGGGAGAATGGAGATCTTTGATGATGGGGCATTCACGATAGCGAGCATCCACGGAAAAGATGACATAGAAGAACAGGAATTTTGCCAGAAATACCCTCTGTGGGACAAGACGTTAACAATTTTACCGCAGCCACATCTCTTTGCAGCACTCATAGCAAAAATCTTGCATGGAGCATTTATCAATTCCTTTGGTATGAACGGATGCATCTTTTATTTACCCAAAGTCATCATCGGTGATTTGTCGCCACTTCAACTAGTTGGATCAGTTAAGAGGACCGATTCTCCTAAAATTGAGGGTGGAATGTCATTTAGTGGAATTTGCATCTCGGAACATCATGCTTTGCTCATTGCAGACTATGATATTTTTAACGGCGGTTTTGATTTTATTTATCAGGCTGTGGTCGGTATCGTAGAAATATCAGAAATGGCAAAAATTTCCGAAATTAAACCCGCAAAATTCAGTGCATCGGACACGAGAACTGGACGTTCAGCTACTAATGACGTTCTGAAACATTTAAGGTTGCTAGGACTAGCTGTTCCATCTTGAAGTAAATCAGCTTATTGTCATGGTTTTCTTCTTTAAAAGCTGCGAGCTTTGACAAGACCAATCAATCCGCATCGTGGATGGCGTGGACTACCTATGTCGGGCAACTGCGCTAGATGGATGAATTTGCCCCATTTTGTAACCTCATTAATGCAATGTGCAGATGGGCAGTCGAAGCCATCCTAAGTCAACCGTGTGTAGAAACCACCCAAAGGCCCGCAGTACAGTCCTATCATGCTTGCGGATAAAAATGCGGGGTTGCCTTGCCGGGGTTGCGGACTGTGTCTACCCATACCTCGCGTGTGTCTACGCTAGGACGCATCGAAAGCATCCCCACGAGCCCCCCGAGTTCCGCACGCGGTACACCGTAAAGCCGAGCGAACTGACAAACATCTCTGGGTGTCGGCCAGCCTTCGGGGTTTGCTTCCTCCGCCCATGTGATCAGGGCAATATGTGCCTGCTTTAGACGGCGCGGGAAGAGGACCAGATAAGCGTCGGCAGCGCGCTCAGGCGTCAT